CGATCTCGTTACCTAAATATATTGTGGATAATGTTTTTAATCATGAATTATTATATGAATATACTTATCAAATTGTTAAAAATTTGAATAACGTCATTGACTTAAATTTTTACCCCACTGAAGAAACAAAAAGGTCTAATATGAGACATAGACCTATTGGTATTGGTGTACAAGGTTTAGCTGATGTTTTTTGTTTATTATCATTACCATTTGAAAGTAATGAAGCCGATAAACTACAAATAGAGATTTTTGAAACAATTTATTTTGCTGCATTAACATCTTCAAAAGATTTAGCTAAAGAAAATGGTCATTATGAAACATTTATTGGTTCTCCGTTATCTCAGGGTTTATTTCAGTATCAATTATGGAATAAAAAAGATGAAGATAACAGTGGTAGGTGGGATTGGAAGAAATTAAGAGAGGAAATTTTAATTTTTGGTGTTAGAAATTCATTATTAGTTGCACCGATGCCAACCGCATCCACCGCGCAGATATTAGGTAATAATGAGGCATTTGAACCATTTACAACTAATCTTTATACGAGAAGAACATTAAGTGGTGAATTTGTTATCATAAATAAACATCTTATAAAGATTTTATTGGATAGAAAAATTTGGTCAGAGGATATAAAAAAGAAATTAATTTATGAAAATGGTTCAGTTTTAAATATTCCTGAAATACCAACTGACATAAAAGAAATCTTTAAAACAGTATGGGAAATGTCACAAAAAAGAATACTTATGATGGCATCAAATCGTTCTGTTTATATTGACCAATCACAATCATTAAATTTATTTATTGATAATGTTACAAAACAAAAATTATTAGCTGCACACATTTATGGATGGAAACTTGGTTTAAAAACTGGTATGTACTATTTGAGAACAAGATCAGCGGTTGACCCATTAAAAGGATTAGGAGTTGAAATGTCTAGTACCAAATTTATTTCAGATAACGTAGAAACATTGAGTAATAATAATTTAGTTCAAAATATAATTAATGAAAATAAACCAAACGATTCACTATTTGATTGTGATGGTTGCGGTTCTTAAAAGAATAGGTGACTCCCTCAAAGTTTACTGTCGTCAAGGCGTACCTTGAGCATCTATGTTTAGAAAATACAGGGGGTGAATATCTAAACACCTTTAATCCACTAACATAAATTAGTGGATTTTTTTTTTGGATATATTTATAATTTAAACGTTTGGTATGGCATTAACATATGGTATCGATTTTCCATTTAGACAGAGTAGAAAAGGTTCTTTTTTCGGTATGACCGAAACAACTGACAAAGAAATTAGGGCAAATTTATTACATTTAATTTTATCTAGAAAAGGTACTAGATATTATTTACCTGATTTTGGTACTAGATTATATGAATTTATTTTTGAACCAAATGATTCTATAACTTTTAAAATGATAGAAGATGAAATCAGAACAACAGTTAAAAAGTTTATACCAAATTTAGATATAACAGAAATAAGAATAACACAAGCGGATCAAGATACCGAAGAATTATCAAGTGTTAGTGAAGAAAGTGATAGTCGATTATTCAGAGTTTCAAATGAATCTTCAAAACCATATACTGCAAAAGTTAGAATAGATTACGATATTAATAACGAACCATTTAGTTCATCTGATTTTATAATTATTAACATATAACATGGGAAAAAAAATTTCATACGCAACTAGAGATTTTGCGGGTTTAAGACAAGAATTAGTTAATTTAACTAAAGAATATTATCCTGATTTAGTAAAAAATACTAATGACGCATCTATATATTCTGTTTTATTAGATTTAAATGCTGCGGTTGCGGATAATTTACATTTTCACATTGATAGGGTTTGGCAAGAAACAATGTTAGATTTTGCGCAACAGAGACAATCCATTTATCACATGGCTAAGACATATGGTTTAAGGATACCAGGAAATAGACCTTCAGTTGCTTTATGTGATTTTTCTATAAACGTACCGGTTAAAGACCAAAAAGAAGAAGATAGTTATTTGGGTTTAATAAAATCTGGTGCTCAAGTTTCTGGTGGTGGACAATCATTTGAAACAATTGAAGATATTGATTTTTCAAATCCTTTCAATAGTAAAGGAGAACCAAATAGATTAAAGATACCAAATTTTGATGGTAATAATAATTTACTTTCATATACGATAGTAAAAAGAGAGCCTGTAGTAAATGGTGTGACAAGAATTTTTAGAAAAGTTATTACTGAAGTTGACCAAAAACCATTTTTAAAAATTTATTTACCAGAACAAAATATTTTAGGTGTAACATCTATTATCCATAAAGACGGAACTTCATTTGGTGGTAACCCAACAAATTCAGAATTTTTAGATATTACAAATAAATGGTATGAAGTTAAATCATTAGTACAAGATAAAGTATTCATATCTGACCCAACTAGTGTTTCAGATAGTGATAATTTTAAAGCGGGAAAATATATTAGTGTAACAAATAAATTTATTACAGAATATACACCGGAAAATTATTTTTATTTAACATTTGGAAGTGGTAATGTTGATCCAATAAGTAATTTAGATGATTATATGACAGGGTCAATGAAAGTTAATTTAAGTACTTATTTAAATAACATGTCATTAGGTATGATACCTAAAGTTGGTACGACTTTATTTATAAAATATAGAATCGGTGGCGGTAAGGATACTAATCTTGGTGTTAATGTAATTTCTAGTATTGATGATGTTGATTTTGTTATTAATGGACCAAACACATCAATTAATACTCAAGTTTCACAGTCGTTAATTGTAACAAATATTACACCTGCAGTTGGTGGTGCCGACATTCCTTCAATAGATGAGATTAGAAACATGATTGGATACAATTTTGCAGCACAAAATAGGGCTGTGACATTAAATGATTATAAATCATTAATAGAAACAATGCCGTCAACTTATGGTGCACCAGCTAAAGTTAATGTGATGGAAGAAGATAATAAAATAAAAATTAAATTATTGTCATATGATGAAAATGGTAATTTATCCGACGTTGTTTCTAACACATTAAAAGATAATATATTAAATTATTTATCTGAATATCGAATGATAAATGATTATATTGATATAGAAAGTGGACAAGTTATTGATTTTAAAATTGAAGTTGATTTAGCTATAGATAAAAATAATAATGCAACCGAAATAATTACAGATACTATTCAAGAAATAATCAGTTATTTTAATATTGAAAAACGTAAAATGGGTGACCCGTTATTTATCGGGGATTTAAATAGAACAATAGGACAAATTAATGGTGTGATTAATGTTATTGATACAAGAGTATATAATTTAACTGGTGGGGAATATTCAAGTGCGGAAGTTTTACAATCATATGTAGATAATTCAACAAAAGAAATTAGACAATCTGATATGACAATTTTTATGAAATCTAATCAAATTTATCAAATTAGGTTTCCAAATCAAAATATAAGAATTAGAACAAAAGTATTGGGATCAACGACATTTTAATTAAAAATATTTAATAATATAAAAATTATAGATATATTTTATAAAAAAAAATATAAATGCAGAAACACAGAATTTCAACAAGGATCGGATTTGATCAAAAAATTATTGTTGAATTAAAAAATGATTTTGATTTGTTGGAAATTCTTTCACTTAAATTTACACAATCAGATATATATACATCTATGTGCTCCGATTATGGAGTTGTTGTGGGTAGAATATCTATTAACAATGGTTTAGGTGTACCTAATGCTAGGGTGTCTATTTTCATACCTATCACAGAGGAAGATATGGAAGACCCTGTTATATCTCAATTATATCCATATACAGACATTTCGGATAAAAATGATAATGGGTATAGATATAATTTATTACCATCTAGAAAACAACATAGTGCACATACACCTGTTGGCACATTTCCTGATCAAAAAGATATTTTAACTAGAGAGGAAATTTTAGAAGTTTACGATAAATATTATAAATATACTGTCAAAACTAATGATTCTGGTGATTTTATGATTTGGGGTGTTCCTGTTGGAACACAAACAATTCATATTGATGCCGACCTTTCTGATATTGGTTGTTTTTCATTAACACCAGATGATTTTATTGGACAAGGATTTGGTATGGATGCTTTTAAAAATGAATATACATTTAAAACATCAGAAGATATTGATTCACTACCACAAATTGTAACATTTGACCAAACGATAGATGTTTTTCCATTTTGGGGAAATGAAAGTTTATGTGAAATAGGTATAACACGAATAGATTATGATTTATCAAATAAAGGAATAAGAATTGAACCTAAAGCGTATGTGATAGGTGGAACATTTACTGATACAGGAAAAAATTCAGTTAATAAAAATTGTGTCCCAAGAGGAAAAATGGGGACTAAGTGTGATTTGATAACAAAAACAGGAATAGTTGAATCAATTAGATTTACTAATAATAAAGATGAACAATATAGACCTATACTTGAAAACTTTGATTTAAACGGTGATATTGACGAAGATGGTTCATTTATTTTTTCTGTTCCGATGAATATGGATTTTCTATATACTAATGAATTTGGAGAAAAAGAATACACTAATGATTCAAATAAAGGTATTGCAACATCCGCTTGTTATAGGTTTAGATTCAGTTTATCTAATGAA